GGGTTAGCGACCGAAACCGATACCGCTCTCGGCGTTTCGATCCTCCGCGACTTGCAGCCCGCCTTAGCCACCGAAACCGCTACCGCCCTCGCCGTCGTTGTCCTCAAAACATACCCGGTCGGGTTAGCCACCGAAACAGATACCGCGTTGGCGGTGACCGTCTCGCAGGGTGTAACCGTCAATGCTGGGCTAGCGACCGACACCGACACGGCGCTGGCGGTCACCGTCCTCAAGGTGTACACCGTCGGTCTCGCCACCGAGACAGATACCGCTTTCGCTGCGGAGACTGTCGAAACTAAGCCGGCCGGGTTAGCGACCGAAACCGACTCGGCGTTCAGTGTCACCGTCCTCAAGGTGTACCCGGCGGATCTCGCCGCCGAAACCGATACGTCCCTCGCCGTTGTCGCCCTCAAGACGTATCCGGCCGGCCTCGCGACAGAGACCGACACGGCGTTCGCGGTCACGGTGCAGCAGGGTACGACCGTCGCCGCTGCACTCGCCACCGAAACCGACACGGCGTTCAGTGTTACGGTCCTCAAGACGTACCCGGTCGGACTGGCGACCGAAACTGATACCGCTCTCGCCGCGGTGTCTGCTGGTGTTCCGTTTACCTGGACCGACCATGCACTCGAAACGTCCGGCGCCGACTCGGATCTGAACACCAGCCACACTGACGACGATCTAGCCGCTACCATCGCGACCGAAGGAGCGTTGACACCATGACCAGTATCCTTGTCGACACCGGCCCGACGACGCTGACGAAACGTTGGTACGTCGACGGCACCCAGGTTGATAAGGGCACCGTCACTATCGGTATCGTCGACCTCGACGGGACCGTCATCGTCGCTGCTGGTACTGCGACTACCCGTAACGGGTCCGGGGCAACAACGACCTACACGTTCTCGCTAGCGGTACAAGCCGACGCGAACGAACTCGACGTCACGTGGACGCGGGTTTCACCCGTCGAGGCGGTAGTGGACCGGGTCCATATTATCGGCGGTCGGCTGTTCACCGAATCGGAACTCCGTGCCCATTACAACTCTGACCTCGGCGACGACACTGTCTACACCGACGCGCTACTCGCCGAGGCTCGAGACCGGATCACCGTCGAGTTTGAAGATATTTGTAATGTCGCTTTCGTTCCGACGTATAGGCGCGAAACGATCCCCGGTAACGGGGGCAGGATCTTGGAACTCGACCGGCCGTTCATCTCACAGGTTCTCGCTGCCACGATCGGGACTACCAGCCAGACCGTCGCCGACATCACACCCGACTCGACCCTGGCGTGGGTGTATCACACAACCTCATTTTGGAACGATGCGACACGATCCGACCCGTTGAATGTCACCATCAGCTACGTCCACGGCCATCCGACAGTACCGCCCGACATTAAACGCGCCGCCATGGTTCTCGCCCGGATGCAACTCTTGAAAGACGTCACCGGCCAGGGTGTCCCTGAAATAGCGTCGTCGTTCACTGACCCGACCGGGCAGTACACGTCGTTCGGGGCGAACGATATGACAGGCCGCTGGTACGGGATACCTGTCGTCGATGCGACGTTGCGGCGCAAGTCGATGAACCTTCCGCTCATGTCGCTATGAGTACCGTTACTGCTTTCAAAACGGCGTTCCAGACCGCGCTCGAAGCCCGTGTCGGGTTGGCTGGTGTCACAATCTACCTGTCGGAGCAGACGGTTCCGGATCGGAACCGTGAACATATCATCCTCGGCGACTGGGAAGGCAACCAGGAACACTACGCGATGGGTGGTGTCATGTTGCAGGCGGTCGACATCACGTGCCGTATCGTTATCCACCGGCCGACTCAAACAGCGGCGACTACGCGTGCCGAAGCGTTACTCACCGAAGTCGACACTGAACTATCCACCCCTACGGACTGGACAGTCGGTGGTATCGTCCTCGACACGGATCTTGTATCGTGGTCCGGTGAGGAAAGTATCGCCGCCGACGAAGGCCGAACATGCGAGATCGAGTTCGTCATCAGATACACTGACACGAATGAGTAAACCTTACGCCGACATCCGTACCTGGACGAACGTCAGCCTGCTTACTGTCGTCGTTGACGGGAAAACTGTCGCCCCTGGTAAGACGTATCGAGGGGAAGCGCCCCGGTTCCTGATCCGGTCCGGTGCCCTCCGCCCGACCCCGAAGAAGGCAGGGACAAAGAAGTGACATTGACCCTGAAAAACGCGAAATTGTGGATGGCCGGATTCGACCTTTCCGGTGACCACAACCAGCTCGAAGTCAACACGACGAAAGACACCCCGGAGGACACTCGGTTCGGGATGGACTCGCGGTCGTATCTTCCCGACGGGTTGCGTTCGGTCGCTGTATCTCACGCCGGGATGTACGACCAGGATTCGACAGCGACCCCGCTCCCTGTCGACGACGTGTTGTGGGCCGAACATGTCGGATCTGTGGTCACGGTGATGACGTTCGCGGCGGTCGGCGCTGCCGGCGACGTCGGCTATTCGTTCAACGGGATCGTATCGGCTTACACCCCGATCGACGGAACAGTCGGCGACGCACACGGTTTCTCCGCTACCGGACAAGGCACCGGAGACGGCGTGAGAGGGACGATCATGGAACCCGGCGTCACTGCCCGGACCGCGTCGGGAAACTCAGCAGAATACAACCTCGGCGATCTCGCCGCCGGCGAGACCGGATACGCCGCCCTGCATGTCATCGCGACTACCGGCTCGCCGACCCTCGACGTCGACATCGAATCTGACGCCACAGGGTTCGCATCCCCGACGACCCGGACCTCGTTCGTGCAAGCGACCGCTGTCGGGGCCCAATTCCTCACAGACTCGACCGTGACTGCCGACGACTTTTGGCGTACCGCCTGGATCTTCGGCGGCACCGGGTCGATCACGTTCGTCGTCAACTTCGGAATCCAAACAACCGGCTAGCGAAGGAGAAAAATAGATGGCAACACGGACACTCAAAAATGCGTTCCTCAGTGTCGCTGGCACCGACCTGTCGAGCCATATCAACTCTGTTGGAGTGCCGCTGACGAAAGACACCCCGGAGGACACCGCAATGGGCGACAACTCGCGGTCGTATCGGGCAGACGGCCTACGCGACGGGACGCTGAGCGTGACGTGGAACTCGGATGATGCTGCCGGAGCAGTCTCCGCGACCCTCTGGACTCACTACACATCCGGGACCGTCGCCGCGATGATCTTCCGACCCGACGCTGGCGTCATCGGAGTGACCAACCCGGAGTACACGTTCAACGCGATCCTCAACTCCGACGCGCCGATCGACGGCTCGGTCGGTGATTTGCAGCAGACACCGACATCGTTCCAGGTGTCCGGCGACGTGACACGCGCCACCGCCTGATCCTAGGACGACACGTCGCATGGCGGCGAAATCGCGAACGGTTGTAGTCGGCGGGGCGTTAGCTGTCGAAGGGCTCGCCGAATCTATGAGCGGTCTCCGTAAAGTCGATGCTGCGATCCCGAAGCTGATCGTCAAAATTACCCGCGAATCAGCGAAAAACCCGGTCGCTGCTCGAGCTAGGGAGAAATGGGCGGCGCAACGTGTCCAGCCGTCGAAGGCGAATAAGGCGATCACCGCCTCCGGGACCACGCAAGGTGCAGCGATCAACCTCCGCGTCTCCGCGGTCCCGTCCGCGGCTGCTGTCGAGTTCGGGACACATATCCATTTCGTATTCGGGCGGCCTGTACCGGCTCGGGAATTGAAACGACGCGTATTCCAGCCGTGGCGCGGTAACGCGTTCACTGTCGCCGCCGGCGCATCGACCGGATATGTGGTGCAAGATGCGATACGGGAAACGTTACCGATCGTCGAACGACGCTGGCTCGACGAAGTAATCAAAGCGATCGACCAGGCGGTCGAACGTGGGTAGCCTGTTCACTGTCACCCCGGATTCGTTGACCCTCGGTGAGCTCACCGCGATCGAGGAACTCACCGACTGGACGATCCCGGAAATCCTGGTCGCATTCGCCAACGGGGAAGGGGCACAATACGCGTCGTTTATGCTCGCCTTGCAACTCATCGCCGGGAAACGCGACGACACCTCTTTCACGCTCACCGATGCAGGCGCGGTCAACTATATGGACCTGATAGAACAGCCCGACGACGAGGATGCCGTCTCTGATGCCTAGCCGCGATCTTAAGTTCCGCTACCTGGGTGACGCTAAGTCGCTTACAAAGGCGTCAGGGAAAGCTGAGAGGGCTCTCGGTGGCGTCGATCAGAAGTCCCGTAAGGCAGGTAAAGGGTTAGGCGTGATGAAGGGCGCAGCGGGGAAGCTTGGGCTGGTCCTCGGCGGGGCGGTGCTACTCGGTGGAGCTAAGAAAGCGGTCGCCCGTGCTGAGGAAATGAACTCGGCGTATGCGGCGACTGAGCAGATCCTTGTCGCGACCGGCGGCGCAGCCAACCTGACCGGAACCGACCTTAAAAAGATGGCTGTCGAAACTTCGCTGCTGACCGGAATCGATAAGGCGCTCATCATCGAAGGCCAAAACATTCTCCTCACGTTCAAGAATGTCCGTGAAGAGGTCGGGGAAGGGAACGACATTTTCAGTCGGGCACAGACCGTGATGCTCGACTTCGCTGCTGTGCTGAAAACGGATGCGAAATCAGGGGCGATCCAACTCGGGAAGGCGCTCCAAGATCCGATCAAAGGGATCTCTGCCCTGGGGCGGGTCGGTGTCATTTTCACTGATGTGCAGCGGGAACAGATCCGCAACTTTCAAGAATCCGGTGACATCATCGGGGCACAAAATATCATCCTGTCTGAACTGGAAGGCCAAGTCGGTGGTGTCGCCGCGGCGACGGCGGATTCGACAGCGAAGATCAGCAACGCTTGGAAAGAGGTATCGGAGGAAATCGGAAACATTCTGCTCCCTACCATCGACGCGCTCGTCCCGGCGTTCCAAGATGCCGCGGAGAAGGCGGCCGCTATCCCCGGCGCAGTACGCAACATCGGGATAGCAGTCGAGACAGCGCGTCGAGCGTTCGGCGGGTTGACTGACGTCATTGATGTGGCACTCGGGCCCACTATCAATTTCACGGACGCGTGGACCGACCAGGCAGATATGATTTTCCAGGTGACCCGCAAAATTGGTGACTATCAGGCGAGCCTCGCGAACGGGATCTCAGAGTCGCAGGCGTTCCAAGGCACCCTACTGTCGATGGCTGCAGCCGGCGACATCCAAATCGGGACACTCAAAGAGTTGATTAACCAAACCGGGATCTCTAACGACGGGCTCCGTGACGCCATCCTGGTCATGATACGGAACCAGGACGAATACGGATTGACAGCGACGATGGTCGCTGACCTGAAACGGGAACTGTTCGGCCTCGACCAGCAAAGTAAGACCACTGTTGGGGAAGGACTCGAGGAGCTGGCCGGCGGTCTCGGCGATGTCGCTGGGGAAGGCAACGACGCTAGCGCAGCGATCCGGGGCATCGACGATACGTTGGCAGAGTTGGCTGACCCGGTCGCTAAAGCGATCGGCGCTAACAAGAGACTGGAAGAAGTACTCGAACGTATCCAAGAGGACGGCATATTGACCCAAGACGAGATGGCGGAACTGGGTACAGCGTATGGGACGATGCAGGCCGCAGCGGACAATATCGACGCCGACAATATTGACGCTTTTCAACGGCAAGGGTCTTTGGCGCTCGGACTTCTCGACGAATCGACCAAAGTCAGCGGCGACGTGTTGGAAAAGTTGCCGTTCCGTGCCGAGAAAGCGTTCGCCCAAACGGAGGCAGCGTTCCTGGAACTGATCAAAAGTCCGCTACGGATCAAAATAGAAGCGACCCTGCCCTCGAAAGCCAACTTCGACGCGGCCGTCATCGACGCGATAACACGAGGTCGCCGTAACCGGCCTGGAGTGTTTCCCTGATGCCGTGGCCCACCAACGTTACGCTTGCTGTCGACATCGGCTTCGGGTCCGGCCCGTTCGCTGTCACCCCGACGTTCACTAACATTGTCGCCGACATGCGAGAAATGTCGATCAGCCGAGGCAGGCTGACTATCCGTAGCGACTTCGACGCCGGGACGATAACGCTTACACTCGACAACATGAACGGCAACTACGACCCGAATAACACTACGTCGCCGCATTCGCCGGACATTAAAATCGGGACCCCGATCCGGGTCACCGCGACTCACAACGCCATCCCGTATGTGATCTTCCGCGGTCACCTATCACGGGTGACGCTCCTCTACCCTGACACCACTTACGCGGTGGCGGTATGGGAAGGCACCGACAACCTCGCCCTCATCAACCTCGCCCAACTAACCGCGCAGGTGTATAGCCAAGAATCGACCGGCACCCGGATCGGGAATATCCTCGACGATGTAGCCTGGCCCGCCGCGGATCGTGCCCTCGACAGTGGCGTATCCGAAGTAGCTGCCGTGACTCATACCGGGTCGGCGTGGTCGCTACTCACCGCTGCCGTTGCTGCTGAACAGGGCCATTTCTTTGTAGCCGGCGACGGCGACGCGACATTCAAAAACCGGACAGCACTTAGCGGACTGTCATCGCAGGCGACGTATGGTCCAGGCGGCGGCGAGCTCCGCTATCAAACCATCGACCCGCTGTTCGACGACGACCTACTCACCAACGAAGCCGAAGTGACCGGCGCAACCGGGGCTGCACAAACCGCTTCCGACGCTACTTCAAAAACCGACCACGGCCCGCACGGAGAAGCCCTCACCAGCAGTTCTATCCTCGCTGCGGATGAGGCCCTCAACGTCGCTGAATGGATCGTCGGACGGAACAAGGATGTCGCTACTCGGATTACCGGCTTCTCAGTCGACCCGGAACGTGACCCGGCTAACCAGTGGCCCGAAATCCTCGGACGTGAACTATTAGAACTCGTGACTGTCAAACTCGATCCGCCCGGTGCTGATTCGCTGAACCAGCTTGTCGCGGTTGAACATATCAACCATGAAGTGACAGCCAGCGATTGGATCACCAGTTTTGGGTGTCACCCGTTGTCGACATTCGATTCGCAAACCTACTGGATACTCGGCACCAGCCAGCTCGACACCGGGACGCGGCTCGCATGAACGCAACCGCTTATGTGAATCACGGCCGGTGGATAGCCGATTGTCCCGACGACGGCTGCCACGCAGCTTTGAAAGTCGTAGACACCGGCATTGCGTGCGACTGCATGGATGAGGTTGTTTGTGACCATCCTGCGATCCCGCATGGCCTGGCTATCGACATCGTCTACCCCGAAGCCCAAACCGACATCACCCGCCTCCTTGACCTGCGGCCGAAACGGGAGAACCGCAACTGGTATCCCGGCGAAACCCTCAGCGACATCAAAGCTGAGAACGTGACACACGGGGTGAGGGTGTAATGGCTTGGACTGCGCCCCGTACTTGGGTCACTGCCGAGGTAGTCACCGCGGCGTTAATGAATACACACGTCCGCGACAACCTATTACAGACGGCTCCTGCCATCGTGACCACCGCCGGCGACTTCGTGTATGCCACCGCGGCGAATACGATAGCCCGACTCCCGGCAGGGACGACAGGCCAATTCCTCCGCGGCGCCACAACTCCATCTTGGAACAACGAACTAGGCGATGCCACAACTAGCGGACAACTGATATTGCGTGGCCCGATTCCGGCGCTGCGGTGGCAAGACCAGGGCGCAACCGACCCGCTCGACTATTTCCAATTCCAAGGCGCCGACAACTCTTTCCGAATGATCCACCACGACGACTCCGACGTCGACACCACGGTATTCACAATGGCACCCAAAGACTTGATCCTCCACACCGGCGACAAGGGCCAGGGGGAAGGCGCTGTGGTCATCGCTACCGCTACCGGCGCTTCGGCTACCGCCGTTACCACGACGGGGTCTGTCTATATGTCGGCGTCGGTCGCCACCGGCGGTCCTGCCTATGTCGAAGGGTTGTGGCAGGTTCAAGTTAAACGTACCTCAGCGGCGTCGACTTCGACCTTCGATATTCTGCCCCGCGACGACGGCACCAACCTGTCACCCAACCGGTTCGCCTACTCGACTCCGAACCCGATCGGCGACGGAGACATTATCCCCGCCGCTAATGACGAAGTCGCGATCAACGGCACCTTTTTTGTTCGGCATACCGCCACCAACACGTCGGCATATCAAATCTTCGTGTCTGCCGGCGACAACAGCCGCTTCGAACTGCAAGGCGGGTTTCTGTACGTGCGATCAATCCAGTACCCAACATGATGATCTCATTCTAAAGGTATCGCAGGACGGCTCCGATCCGATTACCTAACTGAAATGGTAGACACCCTCACCCCCTGGCTCCCCGTCGTTGCCGGTGTCGCCGCTGCGGTTGTCGTCGCTGCTGCTATCGGGAAAGGTATGCTGATAACGTACCAGCATGTCAAGGGTCGCCGCGCCGGAAGGATTGCCGCTATCGTCACTCCGCTTCTCAACGAACGACTCCTCGGAGTAGACACCGCGATTCTTAACCTCCGGCTCGAGCTCGGTGAGACAAATAAGGTACTTCACGAAGTGAAAGCGATCGTCTCTGACGGGCTCCAAGACGATGTCGCTTATCTCCGTACCCGGGTTGACGGTATCTACGACCATCTAATCCCCTGATGGCTGAGGATTTCCTGCTGGGCCTAGTGGTCGGTGTCCTTTTAGGCAGCGCCGGGCTCCTGTGGTACCTGTTGTTGCGCGAGTTGGGTCGCTGATGGCTGCCACTCCGAACTGTCAGGCCATCGAGTCCGCCGTCCTGGGCGCGTTCCCCGATGCCCGGTTCGGCCGATACAACTGTCGCCATATCTCATCGAATCCGCTGCGGCCCTGGTCGCAGCACGCCGGATCGGAACCCGCCCTCAGGTACTTCGGTAACGCCCTCGACATCACCCACCAGGCTTTCGGTTACAACGTCACACCGGCGCATACCGTCTGGCTGCGACAGGTGTACGGGTTCATCCGTCTCGAGTTCCCCGACCTTGTCGACCAGCTCCTCGGCCCCGGCGATAAAGGCCACGCGGACCATGTACACATAAGCACATTTCCGAAGATGAAATCGAGCTGGTGGTATAAGCCGCCATGCAAAGGCGGGGATCTCATCGTCATCTACGAGGACGGCACTACCGGCGACACGTTCGGTGACGCACCACCACCACCACCGCCACCTATAATGGAGGACGCAATGTGGCCTTTGAAACTCGACGACGGGAAACCCGGCGACCGGGCGTACAAGTTCGATGATGTGATGTATGTCCAGAAAAGGTTACGCCGCCTCGGACATGCACTCGCGACTGACGGGTTCTGCGGGCCGGTCACTATCGAGACCTGCGGTATCGAAGTCGGCCTTGAGTTGACGGATGAGATCACCGGCCTCGCTGGGGAACGACTCGAGTCGAACTCGATCCGTGACCTCGCTCCCGAAGGGCAGCAGGGCGACAAAGGCGACAAGGGCGATCCCGGTCCAACTGGCCCGCACGGACCCATCGGCGCGACTGGTCCGAAGGGCGACCCCGGACCGCAACCGACGACTTCGACCTTCGGCTACGAATAAGGAGCAACTATGCAGTTCTACGTTAAAGCAGTCTGGGCGGGAGCGATTGCGTTCCTAGGACCGATAGGCGGAGCACTCGCCCTACCGGACGTCGGGTTCGGTGACCTCAGCGCAGGAGTGTGGGTAGCTTCTCTCGTCCTTGGCCTCATCGCCGCTGGTGGTGTCCTCGGCTGGCAGGCCGCACCGCCGACTGTTTCGACGAGCGTCCGGCCTTAACTGTTACGTGCTATGTGGGAACGGTTGGTGCGGTGGTGGCACCGCGGCGACCACCCCTGGCTGTAAC